TAACAAATGCATCTTCCATGCCCTTGGTTAAGTCACCAAAAATCTTCTTAGCGGCATCAGCACCGTTTTGACTATCCTCAATGTATTGTTTCATTGAAACTTGCCAATTATTACCAAAGTCACGGCTGGTGTTAACTTGTTGTCTTAATACATCTTTTAATATTGTGGCTTTCTGAATAGCTTCTTCGTAGATCTTATTTCCTTTTTCTTCGTTAATAAGAATCTTTTCACCTGCCGCTGTATAACCCAGCAACTTTTCTTCAGCTTCAATTCGTGCCTTGGCACTATTGCGTGCCGCAATATCAATGTCTAGATATTTTTGTTCTATGTTAGTTAAAAGAGACTTGCGTTCTTGATCTAGCATTAAATCAGCTTGTCTATTAACATCTAAATCAAGTTGACGACTGTAAGCACGATCACGCAAGGCCGCGGCCTCTTGTTGTTGTGCTCTGATAGCCTCTGGCACTTTGACCAAGTATGTGTCATAAAGTGCAGTGACTTCATCTTTTTCCCGCTTCAACTGAGCAATACGAGCATCACGGGCCGCACTTTGTGGTGTTGCGGCTTCTTGTGCAATGCGGTTATTCAAATCTTGAATCTGATTATTGTAGTTCTTGGTCAGCGTAGTTAGCTCTGTGGCCATCTGCTTTTCGTCTTCGCTGACGCCCAACATCTTGCGATCTATATTGATCTTGTTTAAGATTTCATCATTGGCTTTCTTATAAGCATCGCTGAGTTGATCAATTGCTGTGATTTCTTTTTGCCATGCAGGAACAACAGCAGGCTTATTACCACCACTGGCCTTGGCCGCGTCCAATTCCTTTTGTTTAGCAATGGCTTCGTCAGTGCGTTCTTTCTGACGCTTATCCATTTCTTCTTGAATCTTGTCAAAGCCAAAGTATGCCGCACCAGCAACTGCCAGCATTGTAGCAAGACTTGCGATACGACCAAATGCTGTGCCAGACTCAAGAACTTTAAGTGCAACAAGTAGACCTTCCATGCCCTTGGTTAATGTAACAATACCTTCACCAAGTTTAACAACAGAAGTAATAACTGCGGCGCCAGCAAATGTGGCCATTGCGATACCAGCCGCAAGAGCAATCTTTTCAAACTTGCTCATGCTGTCGTTCATGTCATTGATACCATCTAAGATGCCTGACGCACTTAGAACATTGGCAAATGCAATTTGCAATTTCTCACTTGCGGCAACTAACTTATCATGTGCCTTACCTGCTTCATCAATGGCGGCCGCATACTTTCTGTATTCATCAGCACTACCTTTGGTGCCTGCGGCTACACCTTCCCAATCAATGGCCTTGGCTTCTTTGCCAAACACACGGAACGCCAATGCGTTGCGTTCAATCTTGTCAGGCATGCCAGCAAGGTTTTCAATAACCTTGCCCATGGCTTGTTCTGTGTCAAGATTAGCCATGTCTTTGAAACTTAGGCCAAGCTTCAATAGACTTTCTTGTGCTTGTGCTGAACCTTCACGAGCATCGTTGATGTTTTGTGATAGTTTAGTTACAACTTTGTTTAATTTGTCAGCACTACCGCCATTGGCTTCAAATGCTTCACGCAGTTGTAGCAATTTAGGAATGCTTACATCTGTTGCAGAACTTAGGTCACTGACACGATCAGCAAGTTCCAGGGTCTTGTGTGTGAACTCCAGGAAGCCAGCACCAAGAAGTGCGGCACCAAGTGTTTCCATCTTGCTCTTGAGAACCTCAGCCGCGGAAGTAATGCGGCCAAATCCAAGTTGTGCCTGTTGACTTGTTTGGTCAGCTTGTTTACCAAAGCGTTCCAAGCCAGCTTGTGCGCCAGCAAGTTTGCCAGTGTATTCACTGTCATCTAAAATTAGTGTTACATTCAAATTAGCCATTCTTTGTATTTGCCTTTGCTATCTGGGCCTGGACTAGGGTGTTCATTAATGCCAGGGTTGGCTTGGTCATACCTTGTGGTGCTTGTGCTGAACCACGCATTTGACCTTGACGGAAACTGCGACCATCATCAAGAACTTGAGCGTATGGATAATCAGCTTCAATGGTATTACCAACCAGTTTGGTATTACGCTTGGCATTACCTGTCTTAACTGGTGTCAAGCGATAAAACTCTTGGTATAGCTGTGGCATCACTGCTTTTGCTACACCCTTGGCCGCAGTCAATTGCTGTATTGCGGCTCCAAGATCACATTTAACTTCTAAACTCATTTCTTTTCCTTAAAGTTAGTCCAGATTGTATTGATTTGATCTTGACTAAGGTGTGGCATACCATCTACGCCTGCTTCTCTCAATGCTCGTTGACGATTACGCCATTGAATTGAAGTATTCATCACATAGATATCAAAGGTGGAGGCTTCTTGCATGACCTTGCTAGGCAACACGCTGTATCTTTCTGCAATTCCGTCTACTGCTAAGATCATATTAATGTGCGCCTCATCTTGGTCAATGCCGCCTCCTGTTAGTTTCCCAAGTGTTCCATCAACTTGGAAACTACACGCAACATTACCTTGTTAGGTAAAATGCTACTGTCTTTGATAACAGGTTGGCCATCTTCATTTAATACCAAGGCCTTGACCACTTCAACCATGACATTGCCATCAGTGCCGCGTCCTGCGAACTTCATAAATGCATCCATTGGTTGACGATCATAGACCCAAAAATCCAGTGGTTCACCAAACTCTTTGATGGTATCTTCATCATCAAGAGTTAATTTAACTAGGGTGGGTTCTTTTGCGATATCTACGAGTTTCATCTTTTAATCCTTTTTTCTATCAATCAGTGTGTTAGCAACTACTAACACAAAACTCAATCTATTTTGTGCTTTACGCAAGTCTGCTTGAGCACAACGAACTTCATTTGTGGCTTTGGCCACTTCCTCAAGTAAACTTTCAAGTAGTTCACTGTCAGACTTTTTATCCAGGAGATCCATAAATCTATTCCTATTGTTTGTATTTAACAAAAAGAAACAGGGCCCTTTTGGAGCCCCGTTCAATCTCATTGATTTTTTACAATCAATTAAGCAACGGTGTAGTCGCCTGTGACAGTTAGAGTCATTGGAGTGACCCATACTGGTTGAGCGGCTGTGATCTTTGGAGCAAGACCAGTCACATAAGCGTCAGCAGTGATGGTGCGTGTGCCAAAGTTCAATGTTGCCTTGACTTTGGATTTGTTCTTGCTCATACCAAAGATACCAAGCTTAACGCTGGATCCAGATGTAGCAGAAGCATTACCAAAGAAACTTGTGTCGTCAACAACAAGGTTTGTGGCGATGCTGTTGGTAGCAAGTGTGGTAACTTGTAATTTGCTGGTGCTGTCAAGTTGTTCCCATGTAAAAACATCATTATTGTTGTTGATAGTGATGTCTTGCAAGGCTGGAACTTGAAGGTTACCAGACACTAATGAACCAGATGCATCATAGGCTTGCAGATAAACTGTAACATAGCCTGTTGCTCCTGGTGCCTGATTAATATAACTCATTGTTCTTTTCCTTTAATTGGTGATTAGTTTTCTAAAACTGAACACGCAAGTAGTGATGATGGCATCTTCATTGTATTCGCTGGAAACTTGAACTGTTCGTTGGATAAATCCTTCTGTGCCAGTTGTGGTTCTAGCTCCTTTAATGATTTCAATGGCATCATCATAATTGGTAGGCAGTTTTTTAGCGTCATTTACGAAGTAGACACTGACGGTGCTGATTTCATCTACGCCACCAGCTTGGTTCAACGCATCATATGCTGGTGTCTGCGCGGATTGTGCAGTATCAACATAGATGTGTTTCTTGTTGTGGTGGTATAATGGAGCCCCATTGTCTTTCCATGGCAGGTGATCAGTCACAATAAATGGTGACAGTTCACGCTTGTGGGCCAATAGATAATTTAAGACAACATTTCTCATCTGATTCTCTTCAGCATATAATTGCCAGATAGTTTTTCAGCTGTGGAAACAGATCCATCATCATTGTAATCATACCAATCGCCTGCGTTGACTAATTCGTCAAACAAGAACTGATACTTGCCTTGGTAGAAACCAATCTTAGCACGCTCTGCATTGTCCTCTTTGGAGAAGTCTGCAATCTTTGGAAGAATGTAATTCCACATTGTGTAATAAACACACAGGTCTGTGAAGTCATTCTTGCGTGATACGATTTGGTTTGGGTCCACATCAGGCATATCAATGTTTCTAACCAAGGCAGGGTTACCAGAAATGCGATTGTTTAGATCGCGCCACCAGTCGCTGGCCTTGATAAGACTGAGGATTCGTTCTGTTCCACGAATCAACATACTTTCAATCACATCGTCAGTGAGGCCTTCGTTGGCTTCAAATAAGCGTTGATCAGCATCAAGAACATCTTGATACTCAGCAAACGCAATTACTTGATTCCCGTTGTTTAAGAAGGCCATCTCTTACTCCTTGATTAAGCGATTACGCTTGGTCCAGTGATCGCAACACCAAAGTTGCTGTTTAGAACAGCGGCACCAGCAACACCCTTTAGCACAACATCAGTTGCACGAGCGGCAGGTAGATACAATGTGTTCATGTCAATGCCACCGCGCATTGCGTGGCCAAGTGCGTTAGGAGCGAAAACAGCGCCAACGGCGTTGTTAGCAG